TAACGTATTCGACCTCGCTACTCGCGCTGGCGGTGCTGATCAGTTCAACCAAGCCACTTCTGACGTTGAGGTTCTAATCGACGAAGCTAAGGAAGCCGTTCGTTCACAGATCGGTGTCTATCCTAACAAGATGGTCATCTCTCCTGATGCTTTCAACGCCCTCAAGCGTAACAAGAGAATCCGTGACTTCATGCAGCGCGGTGTGCTTGTTAACGAGGCTTCCCTCGCTAACATCTTTGGTCTTGACGAGATCCGTGTTGCACGTCGTCTTAAGCTCGGTGCCGATGGCCAGAGCCTTGAGAACATCTACGACAACGTAGCCGTTCTCTTCTACCAGCCTTCTGGTGCTACTGACGGTTTTGCTCCTGCTCTGGATGCCAACTATGGCAACCCTGCTTTTGCTTACACCTACACCCTCGCTGGTTATCCTATCGCCACTCCTGAGCGTTTCAACATCGAGCGCCGTGTATTCACCGGTGACATCCTTGTTGAGCGTAGCTTCGAGCTCGTTGGCATGGGTGAGAACGGTAAAGTTGGCGCTGGTGCCATCTTCACCAACGTAGTTGCCTGATAACTTATATCACAACTAACTCAAAACAGGCTGGCCTTCGGGTCAGCCCTTTTTGTTTAAAGTAAATGAGAAGAAGTTATAGTCTATGTCAGGTCCCCAGCCACCTAGAGATATACACGGAGTTGCAAATAATTGTACCCCAGCAACCGTAGATTATTTTATTTCTGTATTTGGATATGCTGAAGCAGTAGAGCTTAGTAATATTGAAGATCCAACAGGAAATGAAATTGATATAGAAAAAATACAGATTGCTTTAAATGACGCGGGTCAGCTTATTAATAATTTTATTGATAGCGCTCCTCCTCAGGGTAAAATTTTAATCGCCGGTTCGTATCGCAGAAGCCAAGCAACAATTGCTAGGTATTATTTAGATATTTTACGTCCTAGAACTCAGGTTCAAGAAGCGGCAGAAAAAGCTCTTCAGCAACTTGAGCTATGGGCATCAAAAGCAAGCCCAAGTGCCGGATTTAAGTGGAAAGAAGCTTACTCTTACTGGAGATCTGGTTGCTCAATGACTAAGAGCTCTTACCAGAGAGGCCGGAGCTTTACAGATCCGTCGCTCAATAAGTGGGTACTTCGTGAAGGTAGTAATGACCGAGGATTCCCCTTCGCTAACAGAGAAGCCGTGGTTCTTAATCGAAACCATGAGAAAGGTCTCTCATTGGAGACCCAAGGAGTCAATGAGGTTATTGCAGATAGCGCATATAAGATGAATGAGTTGGTTGGCGCACTTGAAAATACAAGAAGTATGTCCAGCTTTACAAATACTGACCAAGCAGTTAAGCCTGAAGAAGGAGATGGCTTGGTTGCAAATAATACCACCCCATCCGCCGACGGTGAGTTTGATAATTATGGCGGACTAACTACCGACGATACATTCTAATGTCTAGTAATACATACCAAGGATATAATCCATTTTATCCCACAGGGGAAGGCGGTAGTGCATACTACCTTGTTAATAGTAGCTCTAGTAATTGCTATGGATATAATACTGGGTTAAAAAGCGCAGTGATGCCTGACGGCACAGAATATAAAGAAGATTGCGATGCGCTTAGACAATATGTTATTGAGCTAGAAGGCAATAGAAAACTCCAAGATCTCGTAGACGTTGAGTTCTCTAGAAACGTTAAGAAGGGAGATTTTTTAGTTTATGATAATACAAAAGGTAAGTGGGTATTAACTGACTTCCTGTCTGGCGGCGAGTTCTGATGCTTTTAGAAATTGAAAACCAACTCCATCGTAGAGTTCATTCTACCTTGGGACAAAGTGCTGTAGTGCTACGACTGGCTGAGGAACTTGATCAGTCAGGTAGAGTTGCTGAGCAAGCTATGATTATTATTAGCTTTGTTTCTTCAAACACTACCAATGAGATGGGTGGAGGAGCTTATATTCCCACTATAAGATCTCGTAAAATGACTTACAGCGTTACTCTAGTGCAAAAACAAACTCAACGCGAAGGTCATAGCTTTTCACTACCATTACTTGATCTTATTGCCGATGCAGTTACTGGCTGGGTGCCAGAAGTACCTGGATTAGAGTTTGCTACTGGTTTTGAATTAGAAGGAGAAAGATTTGTACAAGTTACAGAAGCCTCTCAATTTATCTATGAGCAAAACTACTCTGTAACCGTGACCATCTCTGATGGTAGATTTTATTCACAGCCTTGCGCCGCATTTGATCCTATATCTATTGAAGACTTTTTGCCAAGAAGAAAATGTTTGCTTACTCCGTCTGGTGAGATCACAGGATTGGCTGTTTGGACCAGGATAACCGGGCCAGAAAGCACAGAGAGCTATATTGTTGAGGACAAGAGAAGCTGTGAAAGATATCTAGGAGACAGACTAGAGTTGGCTTGTGGTGCCGATGAAGATGGAACTGCAACATACAAGTTTATTCCAGAAAAAGCTATTATATATAACAGCGATGGAACAACAACTATTAATGACTCTCTAACGACATCGGGTACATTGTCTAACGTATGGAAATGTGATAAAACCAAGACAGGAAACATTCCGCCCTGGTTTAAGTTAGACGTTGATTTTGGACTCTGGAGAAACGAGGCCGGAACAATTGCAAACCAAGATCCACTTACTTCTGCAGTTCAAAAAATTAAATTTAATCCAGACGTGGAGTATGATGCTAACTAATCTGGATAAATAATCTTTTTCCTTTTTCAATGTTTCTTCGGAGGGTATTTAAGGTAATGCACCTATGCCCTCCGTTTAATGTAATCCCGTGGCTTTTAGGATACTTTGTGGTTACCTCTCCGTTTGATTTAAGAAGAGTGTAGTTTGGATCAGCAATACCCACCCATCTTTGAG